CCCACGATGCCCCGCCCCCTTTAGGTTATTGGGCACGCATTGTTTTGTACCATTTTTTTTAGGTTTTGCAGTTTTGAAAACAATTCTTAACTTATCCTAATTAATTAAAGGAGAAATACACATGCCACAGTTTGAAAGATATCCAGGCGAAAATCCAGCCGTTGCACGTAAGAGAATAGCCAAGAACAAGGCTAAAGCTCGTAATGTGAAGAATCCAGACGCAGTTAAGACTAAGTCCGATATGCTGGCTAATAACATATCCAGTACAATTAAGAACATGGGATATTAGGGGGTAAAGGGGGTCTACCCCCTATAGCCCCTTATGGGGCACAAGTAAAGGTAAAGGTATAAGTAAAGAAGGGTATACGGGTATACCGCGAAGTTTAAAAAATAAAAAAGGGGGTATCACATTGATTGAAGCAATTATACTATCAACCCTACTGAGTGTAGAGCCAGCTTTTATAAATGCGACAGCTGAGCCAGATATTAAGCTGGAGAGAAAGCGCTCGCATAAACGCAGAAGAAAGATCCGAAAGCCCATTAAAGGACTCAGATGAGAACCTACAAAGTTAAGGGTGAAGATCACTTCATATATGACCTGGAGTCTGAACTCCCAGATGATGTACATCCGATAAAAAATTGGCGCGACGGGCTCCCAGGTGATTGGGTTCGTGCGGATGATAATGCTTATGTGCAGATCTTAGAAAGAAAGAAAATGGGGAATAGTGAGATATTGCGTACATGTGTCGGAACCTATACCGTGAAGCATACTATGGATACCGCAGAAAGAGATAGTCGCTTCACAATAAATGGGAAGCTTGACCGTAATACTGTTAAAGAGCGCAAAAAGCCCACAGGCAAGGAGGTAATCTTCGCTAGCAAGATAGTTAGGGGGGCAGACGCTGTTAAGGCCTACATGGAAGTATATAATGCAAACAGTAAAGATTATGCCAAAAGGCGATCTGCGCTGCTATTAAAAACAGAAAGGATAAACACACTAATGAATCCAACCAAAGAAGAGTTAACCGAGGTCTTTGCAAGCCTAGATGTAGATCTGAAGTTCTTAATACGAGAAGCAAAAGATCAAGTCATAGATGGAAAGAACGGCAGTGATAAGATGAATGCACTTAAAATGCTATGGGAGGCCTTTGGGGTCGTTACTCAGAAAAAGGTTACTGAAGTGGCAGGAATATTTCAAGGATTTGAACCAGCCCAATTAAAAGAAGTAGAAAGACCGTCCTTGCCAGAGCATCAAGCAGCTGGCGATGAAGTGATTTAATGGCCAATATAAATACGAAAAATGTTTCAGAAGCAGAAGAACTGCTCCTGGCGGCTAAGAATGATATAATTGCTTTTGGTAAGCTGTTCCTGCCAGATGATTTCGGAAGGTCTGAGACTCCATGGTTTCACTATGAGATTGTAGATGCAATAGATGAGATGGATGGCGAACTGCATAAATATCGTAATCTTGCAATTATTATGCCCAGAGGGCATGGCAAAACGGTACTCACTAAGGCTGATATTATGAGGTCTTTTTGCTTTGCAGAAGAGCCACTATTCTACGGCTGGGTATCAGCAACGCAGAAGCTGGCAGTCGGGAACATGGATTATGTTAAAACCCACTTAGAGTTCAATGAAAAAATTAAGTATTACTTCGGGGATATGAAAGGAAGAAAATGGACAGAACAAGATATAGAGCTTAAAAATGGATGTAAACTTATTTCAAAATCCAATATTTCTGGTATTCGTGGTGGCGCTAAGCTGCATAAGCGTTACGATCTTGTGGTTCTCGATGACTTTGAAGACGAGAATAATACACTCACTTCAGAGTCTAGGTCAAAAAATGCAAATATGGTTACAGCTGTCGTTGCTCCTGCTTTGGAGCCTCACGATGGTAGGCTGCGCATTAATGGTACGCCTGTTCATTATGATTCATTCATCAATAACCTCATTACTAACTATGAAAAAGCTCAAAGCGAAAATAAAGATTTTTCTTGGAAAGTAATGCTGTATAAGGCGATACAAGAAGATCAAGCACTCTGGCATAGCTGGTTTCCACTTACAAAACTGACTGAGAAAAAGAAGTTCTATGTAGACTCTGGAAAACCACATAAGTTTTATCAAGAATATATGATGGAGGTTCAGTCTGCCGAAGACTCTATCTTTAATATGCGACACGTTAAGCACTGGGATGGCTTTTATAAGTTTGACGAAAATGAAATGATGCCATACCTATACTGTGAGGGAGAAAAAGTGCCAGTCAATATCTTTGCTGGTGTTGATCCAGCCACAGACTCAGAAAGAAGAGACAGTGACTATAGTGTTATTATGGTGGTTGCATGCGATACTAACGCTAATATATATGTGCTGGACTACATAAGAAAAAGATCTTTGCCAGTACTTGGGATACCAGGCGAAAACAAAAAAGGCATAGTTGACCATATGTTTGAGCTTAATGCTAAATATAATCCAACTCTATTCACAGTTGAAGATACTTCAATGTCAAGGCCAATATTTCAGGCACTCAGGAGCGAGATGAGAAGAAAGAATGATTTTAGCTTGCGGTTCAAAGAAGAAAAACCTGGAACCAAGCAGAGTAAATTAGATAGAATACAAGGAGTTTTAGCTCAAAGAATGTCAATTGGTGCGGTGAGAATACGAGACTCCCATTATGATCTCCAACATGAGATACTTACTTTTGGCAAAAGAATGGCTCACGATGACACGATAGACGCGCTCGCTTATGCGGTCAAGTATGCTCATCCACCAAATGGCGCTGAAAATCAGTCTGGAGACTGGGTGAGAAAGCAGATCGATAGACCAAAAAGCTGGGTATTAGCTTAATGGCTGATAAAAAAGACGGAGCACGCAGCTATCGTGGAAGCGTGATAGGTGACAGCATGAATCTGACGATAAACATAAAGTGGTTGATTCAACTCTTTGTGTTTGCAGGGATGCTGGTTTATGGCTGGTATCAGTTGGAGTCAAGAATCCAAGGGCTGGAACGTAATATGGTTTTGGCTTTAGAGGAAATTGAACTGCATGAGGAAGAAAGGAAGCATGATGAAGAGGCGCATGTAGCGCAAATGGAAGAGCGCATGCTGTGGTATGAAAGCGAACTCAACTTGAACCCATTTTCGTGGGGCAAAAAGAAAGGGAAATAATGGCAAGACAGACAGCAAAAACAAAAGCAGATAGAGTTAGAGATCTTTATATTAATCTGAATGGCGCTAGTCGTCAGCGTTGGGAGAAGGTTAACCAACAGGGTCACGACTTCTACCTAGATAATCAGCTCACTCAAGAAGAAAGTGATGTCCTTGAAAGACAAGGAATGCCGACGTTTACTATTAATCGTATTATTCCTATTGTAGAGATGTTAAACTTTTATGTTACCGCAAATCAGCCACGCTGGCAGGCGGTTGGAGCAGAGGGATCTGATGTAGATGTTGCCAATGTGCACGCTGACGTTGCTGACTATATTTGGTACGAGAGTGATGGGCAAAGCAAGTTTAGCCAGGTTATTAATGATGCGGCAACAAAGAGCGTTGGCTATTTCAAGATATCGGTTGATGCGCACTCCGATCGAGGTCTTGGAGAAGTAAGAGTAGATACGGTTGAGCCATTCGATGTTTTTGTTGACCCAAAAAGTAGAGATATATTTTATCGTGATGCGGCCTATATAATGGTTCATAAGGTTATCCCTCAGTCACATCTCCAAAAGATATTCCCAGAGTATGCTGCTAAAATTAATAAGGTTGGAGCAACAGAAAGAGATAATTATAGCTACAGTCAAAAGGCAGAGGGGGGTGATTTTCAATATAAAGATGTGATTGATGAAACATTTGATTATTTTGGAGAAGAAGATCGCAGGCTTGACTATTACGAGATGTATGAGAAGATTAAAATTCCATATATGAATGTATTTTATCGTATAGAGCCAACTCCAGAAGAAATTAGCAAAATACGTGCTCAGGTCGATATTGAAATGGAGGCTATTGAAAAAGAATTGCAAGTAAAAATGCAGGAGACAATATTGCAGCTCAACCAACAGTTACAGGCTGGAAATATGATAGAAGAAAGATTTACTCTTGAAATGGAGAAGCTAGAGAAGCAAGTGGAACAGCAAGTCATCCAGACTAGAGAGCAAAAGATCTCCCAAGCTATGGAAGCTGTAAGTCGTGTTGAGAATAATGTAGTTTCTGAAAAAGAATTTAGAGTATTAATGAAGGGAGAGCTTAAAAACAGCCTCATAGATGCTATTAAGTTCTATGAAGCTAGAATCAAACTAACTTGTGTGATTGGTGATACTTTCATGTATGAAGCAGTGCTGCCAGGACTAGAATACCCGATAGTACCTATACACTATAAATGGACAGGAACTCCGTATCCTATGTCTGCAGTTGCCCCGTTGGTAGGGAAACAACAAGAGCTAAATAAAGCTCACCAGTTGATGATACACAATGCCTCGCTAGGCTCATCCTTAAGGTATCTTTATCAAGAGGGAAGCATAGATGAAGACTATTGGGAGCGTTATGCATCTGCTCCTGGCGCACTATTACCAGTAAGACAGGGCTTTGAGGCTCCAAGTATTGTTCAGCCAGCTCCAATCTCTTCAGCATTTGCCACTATTGTAGAGCTTGGTAAAACTGACATGGAATATTTAGCTGGTATTTATTCTTCAATGCAGGGAGATATAAAAGCCCAGCATGACACATTCAAGGGTCTTCTGGCGAATGATGAGTATGGAACTCGCAGGGTTAAGACCTGGATGAAAAATTCAGTTGAGCCATCATTGCAGCATTTAGGTGAGGTTGTTAGGGATTATGCGCAAGCTACCTATAAAACAAATAAAGTATTTAGAATAGTAGAGCCCAATAATGCAAAGGTTAAAGATGTTGAGGTTAATATTATTCAATACAATAAGTACGGTGATGCAATTGGGAAATTTTATGATTATGAAACAGCTAAGTTTGATATTAGGCTTATTGCTGGTTCAACAATGCCAATAAATCGTTGGGCATACTTAAAAGAGTTAATGGAAATGTTAAAACTTGGTATAGTAGATGATATAGCAGTCCTTGCAGAAGCAGACATTAAAGACAAAGAACAGATTGCGCAAAGAAAAAGCAATCTTGCACAGATGCGGTCTGCTCTTGAAAAAGCTGAACAAGAAATTAAAGAAGGCAAGGGTACTATTGAAACGCTATCTAGACAGCTCGTTCAGGCTGGCATTAAAGATAAGACTAGAATGGCAGAGCATGATATGCGAAAACAGATACTTGATACAAGTGCAAAACTAAAAGGAGACACTGCTGCCGCAAGGGCAAACCAGGAGCTCCAAAATGAAAGATCGAAGAACATGCAAAGAAACCAAGAGAAAGAGTTTAAACAACTCGTTCAAAATGGTTTGGCAGAAAAAAAAGAAGGTAATAACTTACCGTAATCGTAAATCAAAGGAAAATACGAAAAATGGCAAAAAAGAAAAAAGGTAACTCCGAACAAGTTGTAGAAGAAGTAATGGACACAATGGTTGAGGACTCCAATGCAGACTTTTTTGATGCATTAGAAACGCAGGTTAATGGTGCAATACAAGATGCCCCAGCGGAACAGGCTGTAGAACAAGAGCCAGTTTCAGATCAGGTAACTCCACAAGTGGACTCCAGTTCCAGGGAAGTGCCTCAGAATCTCAATTGGGAAGATGAGAGCAATCCGTACAAAGTACGGTACAGCGATTCAACTCGCGAAGCTCAAAGAATGAAGGCTGAGAATGACAAACTCAAACCCTATGAGTCTTTGATAGGCGTGTTGGAACAAGATGCTGAATTAGTAGATATAGTACGTGGTTATTTAGATAAAGGAACGAAGCCTGACATGAAACAATCGCTAGACCTTGGAGACGACTTTGTGTTTGATATGGATGAAGCTATATCAGATCCAAACTCAAAATCTGCTCAAGTATTTAATACTATAGTGGATAAGAGGGCTGATCAAAAGGCTGGCGATAGAATTGCAGCTGAAAGGCAAAAAGCTCAACAGGCAGCACAGAAGAGAAATATGCAGAGCCAAACTAAACAGTTTGTAGATGCAAATGGAATGAACAAAGACGAGTTCTCAGAACTTAGCAAATGGGCGCAGACTCATCAACTTTCTTGGGATGATATAAATTATCTTAAGAATCGCGATAAGGCAAACGCTAAGATTGCTAATAATTCTAAGCAACAAGTCTTAGATCAAATGAAAAATGTGCAGTCTATGCCAGCAACAGCCAGCGCAGCTGGAGGTGAAAATCCTGGAGATCGTGACCATAATGACTCTATATTCGACCTAATTCAGAAAGCAGATAATAATCTAGAAAACGTATTTGGCGAGTAGGCAGGTTTTCTACTTGCTAGGTCTAATATAAGGAGAAGCTGTTATGGCTGACTTATTCTATACGGGCGGTACAACTTCTAGTCTGAATCTTGACACTGCTGCCACTTATGGCACGATTGATACTGGCGATTTAAGGCGAAAGTATAATTTTGGTGACAGGGTTTCAGAACTAGCGATTGCACAAGATCCGTTCTTTCGGTTTGTTTCTAAACTGAATAAGAAACCAACAGATGATCCTCATTTTCAGTTTACTGAAAAGAGAGGCTCATACCATAAGCG